TTCTCATTTTGATCGAATAGTTCAAGGAGTTGATTGGGGATGGTATCCGGACATATTTGCATTTAAGAGATTGTATGTTGATGTAAATCGAAAAAAAATCTATCACATAGCAGAACATTGTGTGAATAAGACTAAAAATTCTGACAATGCAGAATGGATCATAAGTCATGGATATAATGATTATAGAATAACTTGTGATAGTGCGGAACCCAAGTCCATAAATGATTTTAAGGATGCAGGATTACCGGCTGTTGGTGCAAAAAAAGGTCCGGGATCTGTTGATTATGGAATGAAAGCATTACAAGGATATACACATGTTATTGACCCAAAAAGAACACCAGTCACATACAAGGAATATACAGAGTATGAATATGAAAGAGACAAAGATGGAAACATAATAAGCGGTTATCCGGATAAAGACAATCATTGTATTGATGCGGATAGGTATGCAACGGAATCAATGTTTAACAAGCGAGGTACGAGCGCATAATGGGACTGATTCAGACTATAAAAGGATGGGTAAATATGCTATTAAAGAGAAAAGCGGAAGATGAATTCCTGGTGGATGCTATCAACACAGACACGATGGACAAATTTATCAAGCAGTGTGTGCAGATCTATCAGGGTAAGCCGGAATGGTTGGATGATAAAGACCATGTCAAAACTATCAACTTTGCGAAGTCTATCTGCTCCGAGGTTGCGCGACTGGCCACTCTCGCAATTGGGATCACGGTTGATGGCTCTGCGCGGGCGGACTGGTTGCAACAGCAGATTGAGAATGTGTATTTTAATCTCCGGCACTGGGTAGAATATGGCTGCGTGTACGGCACAGTGATCCTTAAGCCAAACGGCACAGGAATTGACCTGTTCACACCGGACAGATTCTTGGTGACGGAATGTTTCAATGATAAAATAACTGGTGTTATCTTCTATTTTTCCGAAAAAGTTAAAAAAAATCTGTGGTATACCAGACTGGAATATCACAGATTTTCGGATGATGGCTCTTATCTGATTGACAATGTGTGTTATGAGGGAAAGAGCAAGGATGATACATACAAAAAGGTTGATATTTCCGAGACACCGTGGAATGGATTGCTTAAAAGTGCTGTGATAGGTGGTATAGAACAGTCTTTGTACGGTGTTCTGCGCACTCCTCAAGCGAATAATATCGACATCAGTAGTCCACTGTCTATGCCTATATTCGCAGAAGCTATTGAGGAATTGAAAGACCTTGATATTGCTTACAGCCGAAACAGCAAGGAGATCGCGGACAGCAAGCGCACAGTGTTGATGGATTCTGACAAGCTGTTCCCGTTCCAGTCTTCAGAGTTATTTAGACTTGATCCCACCATTGCTGCAGGCATGATGAAAGAAAAGATGGGTATGCCGAATTATGTCAAGGTGGTAGAGGGCAACGGATCAGATGACTTCTACCAGGAGATCAATCCCACACTGCAGACACAGACCCGACTGGATGGAATCAATGCTATTCTGTCACAGATCGGATATAAAATTGGCTTCAGCAATGGATATTTTGTATTCAATCAAAAAACTGGCATGGTTACCGCAACGCAGGTCGAATCAGATGACCGCAGAACAATCCAGTTTATCAAGGATGTCCGGGACAAATTAGAGGACTGTTTGGATGATACCATCTATGCATTGGATGTTATGGCTACGCTTTACGGACTGGCTCCGGCTGGAACGTATGAAGTAACATATGACTTCGGAGACATTACATATAATCGAGAAGAAGACCGCCTGCGGTGGTGGCAATATGTTCAAGCGGGCAAAGTTCCTGCATGGATGTTTTTTGTAAAATTTGAGGGCATGAGCGAGGAAGAAGCCAAGGCTATGGTGGATGAAGCCCAGCCCAAGGAAGAAATGCTGTTTCCAGAGTAACTTGATTGCTCTTTTACCATTTAAGCATGAGATAGAACACAAATAACTTATCATCTTCTGCATTTGCGCTGACCGAGAAGTGAAAGAATAAGCGGTTATAGCCTCCTTTCTACTAAAATTGCCCGAGGTGGGAAAATACGTTGCACCCACATACCCTATGGGTTAAAAGAGATCCTGCAGAATGCGACGGCAGGCGGGCATTAACAAGATTAAAATTAGGGGTGATAGAGTGGCACATGACAAGAATTACTATGCATCAGAATTTCATAAGTACTCTATCCACCGGACAGAAAAGGGTATTCGGATAGATATTAACTTCCAGCCATTGGGAGAAGCCCTTGACCGGGCACAGCTTGCGCTGGACAATCAGGTATGGCACGATATGCAGCGGCATATGCCACGGAGAGACGGGGAGTTAATCCGCAGAACTAACGCTCTGAATGAAGTGTCTGCCGGATCAGGTGAAGTCCATGTGTATGATCCTACTCTGCCGTATGCCCATTATATGTACATGGGCGAGAAATATATTGACCCGGTGTGGCGGGTTGGTGGCTTTTACGGTATCTTGCCAGATAAAGAAGGACAATGGTGGAGCCGCAAGGGTGTAACCAAGATTCCAAGCGGAGAACCGCTGAACTATACAAACCCTGAAGCAATCTCCTTGTGGGATGTGGAAGCTATTGAGAGATACGGTGATGACTGGGTGGAAGTAGTCAGACGGGTATTAGAGGGGAGTGACTTGAATAATTGATAACTCCTGAATATTTGAATGAGGTGATCCAAGGGGTAGAACTGGCGGTCAATCGTCTGAACAACCAGTTGCTGAAAGAGGTTGTAAAAAAGATTGTAGAAGCCTTTTACACTGGCAAAGACATATTGATGCCGTCTACCATCCATAAATTGTATCAGATTGTGCAGAGCGGATACACAATTGACGAGATCCGCAAGACCATAGAAGATGCATTGCCGGACATATCCTCAGAGATCCATAAGGCATTTTTAGAATCTGCTAACACCATAGCAGCATACAACTATGAATTTTCAAAATTAATGATCCATGAGTACAACATCAACCGGGAAATGCCGGAATATACTTTTGAAAACATTCCGCGGTCTGCCAAGGATCTGAACATGACCCGGATGGAGATCATGAAACTGGAAAACGCATACAAGCGTACGAACGGCACTGTCAGAAATCTGACTAAGACCACTGCGATATCTGTGCAGAATGAATATATGCAAGCCTGTGATGATATTTACATGAAAGCGCAGGCGGGAGTGCCAGTACAGCAAGCTGTCAATGAGGTTGTGGAAAAACTTGCTAAACAAGGAATCACGACAGTAGAATATCCCACCGGGCACACAGATAAGATTGATGTTGCAATTGCAAGGGCGGTCCGCACTGGAATCAACCAGGCAAACAGCGAGATCATTCTTACCCGCTGCTCAGAAATGGGAATCCAGTATGTCAAAGTCAGTCAGCATTTGGGAGCGAGAGTTACCAAGCATGATGACTACACAAACCATTCATGGTGGCAAGGCAAGATTTATTCCCTTGACTGGACAAAAGATGTGCTCATTAAAAACATGGCATCTGTGCCATTGCAAGACAAGGAATTTGGCTATTTGCAAGAATTGAAGCAGAAACTCATGGTAGAAAAGAAATATAACTACCCTGACTTTGTGGAGACTTGCGGATACGGTCAGATTGAGGGAATCATCGGTATAAACTGCCGCCATACGTTTCAGATGTGGCTTCCGGGAATTAATATCAACCATGATGAGCCGATTGACCCGAAAGAGAATGAGGAGCGGTATCGGCATGAGCAGGAACAGCGGGCAATGGAGCGAAGCATCCGCAGAATGAAAGGTGAGCGGAAGGCCCTGCAACAGATTCCGCGGAATGAGGACACGGATGCAAAGATTGCACTCTTGACAGAAAAGATTAAAAAAGCTGTCGAGAAGTACCAGGAACATTGCAAAAAATACGGTCTGCCATATTATTCTGACAGACTGGGAATAGGGGTGATATGATGTACACATATTATAATCCGAATCCGAACGGAGCAACGGTCGGTGACTGTGTGGTCCGGGCACTGTGCAAGGCTTTTTGTATGGACTGGGACAAGTGCTTTTCGGAACTGGTCGCATATGCCTACTGGTTGAAAGATATGCCTTCTGCCAACCGTGTATGGGGTAAACTGCTTGCAGACAAGGGATATCACCGTAAAATCTGTGATTGTGACTGCACGGTAGCGGAATTTGCCGAAGAGCACACGGACGGTATTTATGTCCTTGCATTGCAAGGACATGTTGTCTGCGTGATTGACGGTGTATATTATGATTCATGGGATTCCGGGCGGGAAGTACCATTGTATTACTGGCAGAAAAAATTATAAAGGGGATACAAAAGATGACAGTTAAAGAGGTGTTAGACTTGATGAACAGCTATAGTGGATTAACGACAATCGCTGTGGTTGTTCTTGCAAGCTTGTTAGAGGTTTCTAAAATCAAAATCAATCCGTGGTCATGGATTGGCGGTCTTTTAAACAAAAATGTCATGTGCAAGGTGGATAAGATTGAAAAAAACCTTGCCGATGTCGAAAGAAAAGTGGGAGAAAGCACTGCTGTGTCATCGAGATACAGAATCCTTCGGTTTGATGATGAATTGTTGCACGAAGTAAAGCACACAAAAGAGCATTTCGACCAGATTCTGTATGATATAGATGTGTATGAAACATATTGCAACGAGCACCCGGATTTTAAGAATAACCTAGCTGTCATGGCAATCAAGCATATTAAAAACGTCTACCAAAAATGCAGCCGCGATAATTTGTTTCTATAAAAGGGGATAAAAATTGAAAATCTGTGAATTTACAATGCCGGAGATCAGGTATCTGCTGGCAGAATGTAATTTTACAGAGGATGAGCGCACACTGTTTGATATGCGGTGCGTGGATGTACCACTGGAAGAATGTGCAGAGCGCATGAATGTGTCTCTAAGCACTGCTAAACGCTTAAATAAGCGCATAAAATGCAAGATTGATAAATTGTATATGTGACACTTTTTAGAGCCTTATATGAGCCATTTACGGTATCGTATTGGCTCTATTTTTGTGTCAGAATTTAAGTATGAAAAAAGGTTATAGCAATCTCTATTTATCCACGGATGATAGGGATATCATGGACGAACTGAATAGACTGGAGGAAAAGAACAATGCCGTATCCGCAGAACCCTTACATGAATTATCAGACCGGCTATCAGCCACAGGCTTTACCGACTATGCAATCGCAAGCATCATATCCTGCTCCCTCATCTAATGGGATTAACTGGGTGTCGGGGGAAAGCGGTGCGAAGTCATGGATCGTTGGCAGAGGGGAATCTGTATTGCTGATGGACAGCGAGAGCCAGTGTTTTTACCTCAAATCAGCAGATGCAAGCGGTATGCCTTTGCCACTACGGGTATTTGATTACACAGAGCGCACACAGAACGCTCCACAAGGCTCACAGAGCGTCTTAAATCAATCCAGTGATAATTTTATCACACGGAACGAATTTGACGATTTGAAGGCAAAATATGAGGAGTTGGAAAGACAAATGAAATCTTCCAACAAGCCGGCTGTCAGAAAGAAAGAGGTGACAGAGAATGAGTAACTCTTTATACAATCAGGTTAATCAGGACAGCCCTATGTCTATGGTTCAGCAGTTTAATCAATTCTGCCGGCAGATGCATGGAGTTAATCCACAAAACATGTTGATGGATATGCTCCGGTCGGGAAAAATCAATCAGCAACAGCTTAACCAGGCGCAGCAGATGGCGCAGCAGATGAAATATTTACTACGGCAATAAGTCGGGTCGACACGGCTTTAAGCAAATAAATCATAATCGGAGGAGATTATAATGACAGACGGATTATCAGCAAGTGATGTTGCTCTCTTACAGGGTGACAAAAACGGCAATAACTATGGTGGATTTGGTGGAGACGGTGCATGGATGATCGTCCTGTTTCTGATTTTTGCCTTTTTTGGCTTTGGCAGAAACGGAAATGGACTGTTTGGCAATGGCAACGGTTCTGGATCCGCAACAGACGGATACATTCTGACTTCCGACTTTGCCAACATAGAGCGCAAGATTGATAGTGTCAACACCGGGATGTGCGATGGCTTTTACACGCAGGCACAACTTATCAATGGCGTGAACACCAACATTCTGACTCAGGGCAATGCTACCAATGTGGCAATGATGCAGGGATTCAACGGTTTGCAGACTCAGATCGCAGATTGTTGCTGCCAGAACCGCTACGATGCACTGCAGAATGCAAACGCTACCAACAATGCGATTCAGAGTGGTTTCTGCCAGACGAATTTCAATAACTCTAATAACACTAGAGATATTATCGAAAGTCAGAACGCAGGGACCCGTGCAATCCTTGAAGCAATCCAGGCTAACAAGGTTGAAGCTCTTAATCAGCGTATTGCTGAGCAGAATCAGCAGATCAATTCCTTGCAGCTTGCGGCATCTCAGAGCGCACAGAACCAGTACCTTGTAAACCAGTTGAGACCCAGTCCTACACCGGCATACGTGGTACAGAACCCGTACTGTTGCTGTGGACAGACTTATGCCGGGTATTATAACGGTACCACAATTGCATAACGAGTAATCGGAGCGTAAGGCTTATTCGGGAATAGGGTGTGCCTGCGGGTGCGCCCTTTTTTTGACAGAAAGAGGTGAATATTATGTTTTTAGGACGAGTAACGGGATGGACTTCTGTGGTTGGCCAGTATATCCCATTCCAGACTGTAAAAAATACCAACAGTAAAATAACAAACAGCAACGGACTTTTGTCTCTGCGGACTGGCGGTCTGTGGGACATTGATGCCGCTCTTACACTGTCCGGGGTTGCCGGGAATGTTGTTGTGTCGGTACTGGCAGACGGTGTTGCTACTGGTACGACAGTAACAGCCACCACCACAGCGGCGGGATTTGTGACGGTGCCGATTGTAGATGCGATCAGAACCGTACTGGCGCAGTATCCTAATGTTGCGAATGTTGGTTTGCAGATTGATACTGCAGGTGTGACAGTAAGCGGCACTCTGCGTGTCGAGAATGTGAGGTGAGCATGATGAGACATGACAAGATGTTAGATGTAATTTGCGAGGAAATTGACAAGATTGCGGATAAAGGGTTGACCACTGGAAATCTTGATACCGCATTCAAGCTGATTGATATGTACAAGGATCTCAAGAGCGTTGAGAGCATGGAAGAGTACGATGATGACCGATACAGCCAGGCAAGAGGACGGATGAGAGCCAAGAGAGACAGCATGGGACGGTATTCCCGCAGATACGATGATGGGAACTCTTACGATGACGGTGATTACTCTGAGAGAAGATACATGGACAGCAAGCGGATGTACCGGAATGACCATTCTATGGCCAGTAAGCAGAGTATGCTTGCAGACCTTGAGGATTTCATGGGAGACATGCACAACAAACTGAAAGAACTTAAGCGTGATGCCGACACACCGGAAGAGCGGGAGACCATCGACAAGTACATTAAGATGCTTGAGAGAATGTAAAATCAGAAGAGGGCAGGTAAAACTGCTCTCTTTTTATGCAAAATAACATGTGATATAAAAACACTAGATATTTAATGTTTACATAAAATAACAAGTGTGATAAAATTAAATCGCAGGCATTCTTATATTCTTTCAGACCTCTCCCAAAGGCGAAAGCACTGCATGATAGTTTAATGGCAAAAACTGCACTATGAAAATGGTGTAATATCGGTTCGATTCCGGTTCATGCGGTTTGGTCGGCAGACCTAAAATGACAAGCATACACAACAACATGGTCGCAGGTTACAGACCTAAAACAACCTAATATGGAGGATATGTATGAAAACAGAGGAATTAAAAGCACAGGGATTAACTCAGGAGCAGATCAATTTTGTCATGGCTGAGAACGGCAAGGATATCGACAAGATCCAAAAGAAACTGGACGATATGACCGTGGAGCGTGACAAGGAAAAAAGCAGGGCTGATACCGCGGAAGAGACCTTAAAAGGCTTTGACGGGGTTGATGTTGAAAAGCTGAACAAGTCCATTGCAGACTGGAAGAAAAAAGCAGAAGATGCAGAGAAAGATTACAAGCAGAAGATTGCTGACAGAGATTTCGATGATCTGCTGAAAGAAGCTATCAAATCTGCCAACGGCCTGAATGAAAAAGCTATCATGGGATGCCTTGACATTCCCACTCTGAAAGCATCCAAGAATCAGAAATCTGATATTGAAAGTGCTATTAAGACCTTGTCAGAGGCTGAGGACAGCAAGATGCTGTTTAAGGCAGAGAACATTGTTACTCCCCATTTTACAAGTGTAAATAAGGGAGGTAACAACGGCAGCGGTATCAAGTCCAAAGAAGATATCTATGCCACAGATCCTAAGACTGGAAAATTTATTTACGGTACAGCGGAAAGACAGAAATTAATTGCTGAAAACCCGCAGCTTTTCCAGTAAATCAATAACCGGTTCGCAATTTGAGCGGATCGCTAACCAACAAAAACTATTGGAGGTATTTTTATGGCAAACATTACGACAGCCGCAGAAGAAAACCTGATTAAAAGCGAAAACCTTGTCGCTGTTCGTCAGATTGATTTTGTTTCTCGTTTTGGCTATTCCATCAAAAAGCTGATGGAGCTGCTGGGAATTATGAGACTGATTCCTAAGCAGGCAGGAACAATGCTTAAGAGACATACTGTAACTGGTACCCTGCAGGACGGTACTGTTCCTGAGGGTGAAATCATTCCTCTGTCTAAGTATAGCACGGTTGATACCCCTATTGGGGAGATTGTTCTTGGAAAATGGAGAAAAGCCACTACCGCAGAAGCTATTTTGGATAAGGGGTATGAGCAGGCACACAATGAGACGACAGAAAAGATGCTCCAGGACATTCAGTCCGGCATCAGAAAAAATATTATTACATCCCTTACTATTGCTGGACAGCCCACTGCTACTGGTGTGGGAGCGCAGGCAGCTTTTGCTGATGCGTGGGGCAAACTTCAGAACATTTACGAAAATGACAATGTAGAAACTGTATTTTTCGTAAATGCGGAAGATGTCGCTGATTACCTTGGCAAGGCAAATATTACTGTACAGACTGCTTTCGGTTTCAATTATGTCGAGAACTTCTTGGGCCTTGGAACCGTGATCATGAACAGCAGTATTACCAAGAACACCTTTTTTGCCACTGCAAAAGAGAACATCGTAGGTTACTATGTTCCTGCCAACGAAAGTGATCTTGCAAAGGCATTCGCTTTCTACTCTGACGAGACTGGATTTATTGCAGTCCATGAATACGCAGATTACGACAGACTAACCGCTGATGACACTGTTTTATCCGGAATTAAGATTTTCGCAGATAATGACAAGGGTGTCATCAAGGGAACCATTACGCAGGCGGCAGCGGCAAGCCTGGGGGAATAACAGGCTATAGCTTAAGCAGATACACAGCCGAAGATCTGAATGGCATGACGGTTGCCGAAATCAGATCATTGGCTGATGAATTGGGCTATAGCATAACCAAGACGAAGAAGGCAGACATTATTGACGAGTTTTTAGCACAGCAGGGGTAAATCAGTATGTATGTAGACTATGAGTTTTACAAAACTTTATACGGAACTACTGTTGATAATACGGTTTTTAATCGGCTCATTTGGAACGCTGAAAAGCTTGTCAAGAATGCTGTGACGGGTGTTGATGGTAGATGCAAGCTGGATTTTGCATTCCCGGATGTGGCATACGATGCCGAAACAGTAAAACGCTGTGAATGTGCTTTAGTGGACATCATGGCAAAGATTGAAAAGGCAGAAACAGAAGCAGAGGGCAATAAGACGGTGAAATCCGTATCGGCAGGAAACGAAAGTATCTCTTATGATACTGGCAGTGGTCTGATAGGAAAAGTCTTGTCAGACAAATCTGCACAAGCAAGATTATATGCGGATACCATCAACGAATACCTGAGAGGTACAAAAGACAAAAACGGAGTAAATCTTCTGTTTGGTGGAGCATATCCATTCTATTATACGGAGGTGTAACATGGAAATTGCAATTACAAGCATTGCACAGTTATTGACCATTATCGGAATACTGGCATTCCTTGTGTCCTTAATTACCCAGGTGTTCAAGGGTGTAAGTTTTCTCTCCAAGATTCCGACCGACATTCTCGTGTTTGTATTGTCCATTGGACTGACTGTGGTTGTATTTATCGCATATATGCAGTACATCCGGCAGGCTATCTTATGGTACATGATCCTTGCAGCCATCATAGCAGGATTTATCGTGGCATTTGTGGCTATGTACGGTTGGGAGAAATTTTCGGAACTATGGAAAAGATTTAATAAAGAAGAGTAAAGAGGTAGGGTGCTATGTATTCCGATACAGTGACGATTTTCAACCGATATGAGAGCCGTTTGGGGGATATGTGGTACCCTACTGTTTTGCATGATGTAAATGTCATGGCAGACCGCTCGGCAATCGTACAGAAGTATGGGGAAGAATCCAAGGACAATGCGGTTCTGAATGTTCGGTACGATGCAGGAGATATGATTGCCGGAAAAAGCTATCTCACTCCAAAAGCATGGGATAGACAGACAAATGATCTTCTGCCACAGACAATCACATTTACACCGGGTGAGAAATTCGATTTCTTTTATGTGGGGGAATGGACGGAAGATCCCATTGCGGATGATGACTATGAGAACGGATTTTACGATTACATGAACAGCACCTATGACGGTGTATATGCCGTAACTTCCGTGTCAAAACTGGGAGTTATACCGCATTTTGAGATCACGGGAAAGTAGGTGGATCATGGCAGATAAAAAAGAAGAAGTAAGATATGATCTTGACGGACAAGAGGTAGTCACTACTGCTCTGATGGATCTTATCAACCAATATCCAGGGTTATCTCCTGGAGATTCCATCGAATACGCTACACTGGGGGATTCCAAAGGGAAAGCGGTGTTTCCATCGACAGGAAGCGCAATCCGACAGGAAAAGACGGATGTGACTGGCCATGTGGAGCAGATCTGCGATTACCCATTCATCGTAGTTTACCGGGCAAGCGGACTGTCAGAGAGCCGAAAGGCAAAGGTCAAGGAGTGGATTGATAATCTTGGTAGATGGCTGGAACGGCAGACCATAACGGTAAATGATGCAGAGTATCGGTTGGAAGAGTATCCGATTCTTACGGGGGATAGGGAGTTCAAGCAGATACAGAGAGTAAGTCCTTCATACCTTGATTCTATTAACGAGGACAAGGCAGAGAACTGGATCATTAACATCACAGCAACTTATAAAAATGAATTTGACTTGTAGAAGTCGATCGGGCGGCAATATGGAAGCCGCTCGCTAACCTAATCACTCAAACAGTTATAGGTAGGAGGTTATTTTTTATGTCTAAATTAAAGCGAGAAGCACACGCACTGTACATGAAGCCGGCAAGCGGTACTCTTTCCCCGGCATATTACTTGCTGGGAAAAGGAATTGACGACATGAGTGTCGAAATGAATGGCTCTTTTGAGCAGACCCGCGATGTCACCGGTGATGTTTCTGTTAGCGATACGGGGTATTCTCCCCAGGTCAGTGTCGAACCGTATCACGCGGATCCGACAGATTCCATTTACGATTTTTTGAAAGATATTGCCATGAACCGCAAGTCCGGTGATGACTGCAAGGTGAAAATCCTTGAAGTATTGATTGACAAGACTGATGCCGGAAACAAATACGATGCATGGGAAGAGGATGGCAAGGTGGAGATCACTTCTTATGGCGGTGATACTTCCGGACTTGGTATCAACTTCAATCTTTGGTATGACGGAAACCGCACCAAAGGAACCGCAACCATTGCTGCTAAGGTGCCTACATTCACAGCGGGTGACACAGAATAAGAAAGAGAGGATGAAAGAATATGGGAAAAATCGTAGTTGATAGAGGACTTGAACAGTACACCATTGAGGACAAGAACGGAACCGTGCTCGGTAAGTTTGAAATGAATCCTGCGGATGTGGAACTGGTCAAGCGGTATGAGCACGTAGCTGAAGCAGTGAGCCATATCGCAGACAATGTGGATGAGCGCAAGGATATCGTTGACATTGTGAAAGAAATGGAAGAAGAGCTGGATAAGCAGATTGACTATCTGTTCAATTCTAACGTATCGCAGAGTTTCTTCTCCATCACATCCCCATTTACTGTTCTGGCCAACGGTGAGTTTTTCGTGGAGAACGTGCTCAATGCTATCGGCAAGCTGATTGAAGCAGAGACCGGCAAGCGATTCGAAAAGGTACAGACCAAAATTAACCAGTATACCAGTAAGTACCATAAGTGAGGTTTGGAATGAATCTATGGGAATTACCTACATCCGTGACAGCAAACGGACATGAATATCCTATCAGGACAGATTATAGGGCGGTGTTGGATGTGCTGACCGCCCTATCTGACAAGGATATGACCGGGGATACACCGGCAGAAACAAATTACATCCAAAGTGAGATTATCCGGCAGATCATGTTTGAGGATCCCGACAGCATACCTGATGAGGATTTGGAAGATGCATTCAAAGGTGTTGCAGAATTTATTGACATGGGTGTCGAAAAGACGGACAAACCAAGTCCGCGGGTAATGGACTGGGAGCAGGATGCAACACTGATCATCCCTGCAGTAAACCGTGTGGTTGGAAGAGAAATCCGCGCGGACAAATATATGCACTGGTGGACATTTCTGTCAGCGTACATGGAGATAGGCGAGTGTACTTTTACTCATATCCTATCCATACGCCAGAAAAGAGCCACCGGGAAGAAATTGGAAAAGTGGGAGCAGGATTACATCCGGGATAACAAGGATGTGGTGCTGCTTAAGGATAAATTGACAGAGCAGGAGAAGCGGGAGCGCGAGGAAGACGAAAAGGCCCTCAAGGAACTGCTCGGATAGGCGGTGCTTGTGGCAAATAATGCTGTTGTAATTGATACTGAAATTAGAATAGACCAAGCTAAAAAGGAAATTTCTAATTTAGAGTCCTATATAAAAAATTTGGAAGCAACAAAAGAAAGAATGGATAGAATTTTTTCCACATCTAAAGAAATTGGAATTGCTCCAAGTCAAGATGATTTGAAGTATTACGATACACTTGTTTCTGAAATAGATAGGGCAAAAAATAACATATCTGGACTTAATGCAGAAATACAGTCTTTGGAAAATTCTAAAAACGGAATGGAAGATAAGGCAAATAGTATTAAGAATATCAGAGACGCTTCTGAAAAAGCATCTAAATCTATCAGAAAAATGGGAAATTCTGCTAAAAAAAGCAGTGGAGGTTTCAAAGTTGGTTTAAAAACCATGCTTAAATATGTTTTTGGAGTTCAAAGTCTGATAGCACTTATCAATAAGTTGCGCTCTGCGATGGTTGATGGCTTCAAGAACCTTGCTCAATTCAATGATGGTGTAAATCCTACCAACACGGCATTGAGCAACCTTAAATCGGCTCTCACGCAGTTAAAGAATAGCTTCGCTGTGGCATTTGCACCGATTCTGACGGTAATAGAACCGATTTTGACAAGGCTTATCAGCTTGTTGAGCACTGCCATGAATTATGTCGGGCAGTTTTTTGCGGCACTGACCGGAGCAAGTACCTTCACAAAGGCTATCAAGGTGCAAGAGAACTATGCAAAGAGCCTTAACGGGACCGCGGCGGCGGCAAAGAAAGCAAAAGGATCATTAGCAAGTATTGATGAACTGAATAACCAGTCCAAGCAGGACAACAGCGGTGCAGGTGGTACGGTGTCTCCCAACGATATGTTTGAGGTTGCACCGATTGAAAGCAAGATTGCGGGATTGGCAAGCAAACTGAAATCCATTTTTGACCCGATAAAAGAAAGCCTGCAGAACTGGTTTAAAAATATTGATTTCCAACCGCTGATTGACAGCTTTGAAAAATTAAAAACAGCCATTGAGCCATTGGTAGACGATATCGGGGACGGTCTGCTGTGGCTGTTTGAGAATGTTTTAGAGCCACTCGGTAGTTTCGTAATTGAAGATGCACTACCGGCATTTTTTAATCTGTTGGGCAGTGCAGTAGAAGCTTGTAATAAGGCATTTGAAGTGATTTCCCCGTATCTGAATGAGATATGGAACGAAGTGTTTGCCCCGTTTGCAGCATTCCTCGGAGAGACCTTTGTTGGAATATTGAACGATGTGTCTCAGTTTTTCTCCGAAATGGGAGATATGTTCGTTGAGAAATCGGAAGAAATCGGAACTATATTTGAGTTTCTGAAAACCGTATTGGACCTTGTATCGATAAAATGGAAGGTATGCATCCAGGCTATGTCTGGACAGTTAAAGCCTTTTCTTACAATGGTTAAAAACATTATATCTCATGTAATTGATATTTTAAGCGGTTTGATCAAGTTTATCACTGGAGTATTTACCGGAAATTGGAAGCAGGCATGGGAAGGTGTGAAAGATGTCCTTAAGGGCATTCTTAATGTCATCATTGATATAGTTGAGGGAAGCATTAACAGAATCATCGGTGCGCTGAATGCAATTAGTTTTGACATCCCCGATATAGTGCCCGGCATTGGTGGAAAGCATATCGGATTTAACATCACACCAGTATCACTGCCCCGTCTTGCAACCGGTACGGTTGTTCCCAGGCAGTCAAGAGAGTTTGCAGCTATACTGGGTGACAACAACAGAGAGACCGAAGTGGTGTCTCCTCTGTCAACCATGAAACAAGCTATGGTTGAAGCATTGCAAGAGAGTGGATATTACCGGCAAGGCGAGAGCGGAGATATTGTTATAAACATTGACGGTTGGGAAGTGTTCCGCGTTGTAAAGAAGCAGAACGACAGCTATATTCAACGCACCGGAAGAAGTGCATTTCAGTATTAAGGAGGTGTATGTAAGTTATGTATTCCGGGTTTTTATTAAAAATAGGCAATGAAATATTCAATATGAAGTATATAAAAGAAAAAACATACAAGGGATATGTTTCTGTTCAGGACCTTGACTCATATCGAGATGCAAATGGTTTATTGCATAGGGAAGCTCTTTCCCATGTACCTATCAAGTGCGAGTTTGAAACTATCCCGTTAAATAATGAACAATATGAACAAATCATGGATATGATCCGTAGAAACTATATCAATGAATTGGAAAGAAAAGTTACAATTACCGCTTTTATATTGGAATATAACGGATATGTAACGCAGGATGCGTATATGGCAGAACCGCAACCTCAGATACAAACTATAAAAGATAACAAAATACAATATGCACCATTAAGAATTGCATTTATAGGATATTGATATGATTAATTACGAATATGAATCATTATTTCTTAAAAATTCCATAAAGAGAGAAATGTATATTGAATTCAATGGCGGTACACTCGACAATACAGATTTGCACTGCGAGGAATGGTCTTTGAAAGAGGGACTTTGTTCGGAAAACGAATTACGTTTTGGATGTTGTGAAGCATCTGAACTGAAATTTCGTGTAACAAATTCCGTCAGCAGTTTAAAAAACAAAAAACTTAGTGTTTTTTCTATTTTGGGAGAACATTCTGAAAAACCATTCCAATATGGTTATTATAATGTAATATCTGATGAAAAATCTGGAGATAGAAAATATAGAGACATCACAGCTTATGACAAAATGTACGACGTTGCAAATGCCGACGTATCTGCATGGTACAACAGTTTAGCGTTTCCTTTATCATTATTAAATTTTCGAAACAGTTTTTGCGAATATTTAGGTATTGATTCTGAGACAATTAGTCTTGTAAACGATTCAATGCTAGTTGAAAAAACTATAAATCCAAGTGAATTGTCAGGTAAAAAAGTATTAGAAGCAATTTGTGAAATAAACGGATGTTTTGGACATTTTGGTAGAAATGGAAAACTTCAGTACATAATTTTGCAGATGATGAGCCAGGGATTGTATCCCCAAAAAGGGTTATATCCTCAAAAAGGGTTATATCCTCAGTCTAACACAAATGTCACAAAAGTTCCGGGCAACAGTTACATATCTTGCCAATACGAAGATTATATATGCAAAAAAATTGATAAATTACAAATTCGACAGACTGAAAGTGATATTGGTGCAATATCCGGTACTGGAAATAACTGCTATATTATTGAAAACAATTTTTTGGTATATGGAAAATCTGCAAAAGAGTTGCAGATCATAGCAGACAATGTCCTTAGTATTATTTACGGAATATGGTACAGACCGGCAAAAATTACAGCGCAAGGAAATCCTTGTATAGAAGTCGGTGACGGAATCAGAGTAAATACAAAAACAGATTTAGTTTACACGTATGTAATGCAAAGAACCTTAAATGGTATTCAGAAATTGCAAGACAGTTATTTTAGCGAAGGTAAAGAATACCGTACCAAAAAGGTAAATGGTTATGAATATGATATTAAGCAATTACTTGGAAAAACAAATGAGTTAGAACGTACTGTTGAGGAAACTCGGTCTGAAATCAAGGATGTAGAGAATGGCCTGGATACGAAGATTACACAGACAGCAGGAAAGATTGAACTTGAAGCAAAAAGGGCTACAGATGCAGAAGTAGAATTGGCAGCGGCAATATCTTTGCAGTCAGATCAAATTAAACTGAAAGTCTCCAAAGGTGATGTCAGTTCGCAGTTGAGCATTGAGAGCGGGCAGGTAAGTATTTCCGGGAATAGATTTGTTCTTTCTGCAACAAACTGTTCTATTTCTAAAGAAGGAAAAATAACCGCAAAAGATGTTGACCTATCTGGAAAAATAACTGCATCAAGCGGAAATATTGCCGGATTTACAATTGAATCAAGAAAAATGTATTACGGTTCTAGTTCTTTGGGTACTGGAAGCAGTGGTGTATATATTGGCACAGATGGTATATCACTTGGGAATAAAGTAGTTTTGAAAGCAGACGGAAGTGCAAATTTGAAAGATGCAACACTGGAAGGTGACTTAAAAATATCTGGAAGTCTTGGAACAATAAGTTTTTCATCTGGCGGAAATTCTATGTCGTTGGATAGAAATGGAATTTCTTTTGCTGCATCTTCTATTTCAACGAAAATCACAAGTAGTGAAATAAGTGTAGGTTCTTCACTAAATTATTCAAAAGCAACTAGTGAAGGAATACAAATTCGTGGAAGTGGAGGGTTTTTAAATATATATGCAAGTGCAACCACTTGGGCATCCAGCAGCGGAACATATTATTTAAAGGACAATTATGGCAATAATTTAGCTTACATTTCTACCGATCATTTTTCAGTGGTTGCGAGAAATGTGTTAGTTGGAAAAAGCGGTGGTAATGTAGCGTTTTTTGGTGCGACAAGTGGTTCAACAAAAAAGACTGTGAGCAAAATCACTTCACCAAGTTCAACCAGCACATATAGTATTGCTACCACATTAAACAGCTTGATAGATGCTCTTAAGGCATACAACCTCATAGGATAGGAGAAGGAATATGAACAGCTTAGAAATCAGAGAATTTGAACAGGCAATTGTAAATCTTATCAACGAATGTGGTCTTCCGATGGAGGTTAAGCGGCTCATTGTGAATGATATTGCCGGGCAAATTAACAGAGCCGCAGACAATCAAATCAATGTAGAGTTGGCTGAAAGAAACAGAGAAAAAGAAAGCGAGGTGACCGCAGATGGCAATGAATAAGGTTTATACCAGGATTAATTGGGAAGATTACCCCAGTGAAAACACGGATTTAGATGCATACAATCTTAATCAGATGGATTCTGCTATTGATGCGTTGGACAACCGTATCATATCACAGGATGCCTTAAAAGTAGACAAGTCTGCAATAAACGGAAATATTGCTGATTGGACTATGGATGAAACAACCGGTGTTATTACTATTACAAAATACAACGGTGAAAAGATTATTTTTGACCTTAATATTGAAAAAATACCTGTTGGCTTTTCCATGTCTGATGACGGAATCATTACCATGACTACAGAAGATGGAACACAGTTTACAGCTGATATTGGTTCTATGATTCCGGTATTAACATTTGAAGATTCTGCAACCATAGCTGTATCCGTGACTGGTACTGGAAAGAATAAGACTTATTCTTTTTCGATAAAAACAGGATCAGTAACAGATGATATGCTGCAGCCTAATTATTTAGCAGATATTAGAGTAGAATCCGCAAATGCATCTGCTTATGCGCAATCCGCAAATGCAAAATCTGTATTGGCTGAATCTTATGCAATAGGTGGAACCGGAACAAGAGAAGGAGAAGATACCGATAACGCAAAGTATTATATGGAGCAGGCAAAACAGCAAACAGGAGGAATTCCAACAAAAGTTAGCGAATTAGAAAATGATGCTGGATACATTAAAAAATCAGTTTCTGATTTGGAAAATTATTATGACAAAATCAATATTGATAAAAAAATAGATGCAATTCCAAAAACAGATTTGACAAATTATTTGACCAAAACTGGTGATGGTAGTAATTTGACTGCGGCGTTTGAAGAAGCAACAACTTTAGAGGAATTAACGACAGGAGAAAAGTTATCATCTATTTTTGGAAAACTTAAACTGGCTGTAAAAAATCTTAAATCACTTATAAGTCTTATCGGAACTACCGATATTTCGACTATTGGTGACGGTACTATCACTGGGGGATTAAATGATGTAAATGGCAAGTTAGAAATGAATATAGAACAAAAAACAGGTCAATATAAAAACCAAAAATTAAATAAAAATGTAACAGTATGTAGTATAACGTTAACTCCTGGTTTGTGGTTAATAATTGGATATATTGATGGCAATATATCATCTGATTTTATATACAATAATACCCTTTTCGATCAAACTGTTAGAGAATCAATGATTGGCGGTGGTGGAAGTATAAACGTAATTTTAAGAGGGATAGATACAACTACCACTGTCAATTTATCCACTTATGACTTTGTTAATGTAACATCCGATCTCACCTATAGAGGAACTCTTGCCGCAATTTGTTTAAAACCTTATTTATAAATTTAATTGACTAAATATAATACTTCGACAAAAGCATCGGACGGTATAATTATCTGATTTGATCCAGATATTTTACCCTCTATTGACACATTCTGATCTGTTACAACACCATTAATATGTATATTATCAGCCCCGTCTCTGTTAAACAAAGCCAATGATTTAATGGCTATTGGAGTATAACCTTCTTTTTTTGTTGGAAATAATAGCGAAAAAATTCCAGGGTTTAGTGTAGTTTTTACGCCTAACGGTATTTTAAGTACTTTTAATTGTGGTAACTTGCCATTTACAGAAGCAGTCATAGCAGATGGGCGGAGATTAAAAACATAACAATTATTAAAAAATACAGAAAGGAAAATAAAATGAAAACAGGAAACGAATTAGTTACATACGCAAAAAAACGTCTTGGCACTCCATATTTTTACGGAGCCAAAATCCATGAGGGTGCGTTGACGGAACGCAAGATGAGCACCATGCACACTATGTATCCCAAGGTCGTGACCACCTTCTACATGGCAAAAGCACGGCGAAAGGGGCAGGTCGGCAAGGTTAATGTGGACTGCTCTGGACTGATTGCCGGTTACCGACAGCTTAACATCGGCTCCTACCAACTCTATCAGACCGCATACACCAGGATGCCGATTGCAAAGATTAATGATTTTGCAGTAGGAACTGTCCTGTGGAAATCCGGACACGTAGGTGTTTATATCGGCAAGGTTAATGGCGTCCCTATGTGTATTGAAGCAAAGGGCATTAACTATGGTACAGTCATGAGCAAGGTATCCGCGACAAAATGGGTATATGGCTTGACTTTTAAGAATATGGATTACACCTACGATGTAAAGGTACCGGGAACCTGGAAGGGAACCAACCCTTACACAGAGCCTACCATGACGGTAACCAGTAAGGCACAGGCAAGGAAGAAGAATATCAAGGTATTTATTTCCGCGGGTGAGGGTGTCAAGTGGATTCAGTGGGAACTCATGGAAGCCGGATTGCTGACAGAAGATGATATCGACGGTATCTGTGGTCGGAAGACCGTAGCAGCTATCATTAAATATCAGCAGTCTTGCAAGATTACTGCAGACGGACTGGCGGGTAAGACCACAAGAAAGTACCTGGCAGCATAAAAATCAATCCCCCATCGGATCAGATCCGGCGGGGGATTTTATGTACTACTTTAATTGATGCTTGCTCAAGCAACCATCATATAAGGTAACCAAAAGCGTTATAAAAAAATAACATCAATCACATTCATGTTATCATCAACGATTATCTGCCGGATCACGTCCCGCCAAAAGAATTTTCGGTGCAGTTTATCGAGATCCTTGTACATTTCTTTCCAGTCTGACACAAACACATCTCGCAAGTGCTTAATGCTGTCATGAGACCGCCTAGAATCCCCATATTGCCCTATTAAATCATTGATCCTTAAATACTCCGTGTCATAGTATTCCTCGCTTATTCTGCCCTTTAGGAACATTGTGTTGAGCCTGTCCAGTTCTTCCCGGTATTTTGTGGCATTGTTGGTGGAGTGTTTTTTCTCAGATTTCTGATCCGACATAGCTGCTTCACGTTCTGCCAAAAAGGTATCGACCCGGTTCAGCAGCATCTCCTCGATAAGATTCTCGGATTTCACCTTGGAAAATCCACACATTCTGGCTGAGTGGTATTCGCAGTGATAATACCGGTACACATTACCGCTTCGGTGGCTCTTCTGACAGGACCGCATCAGCCGATTGCACTCCGGGCACCGGATCATACCGGAGAATAATACCTCGGTCCGCTTGTTTCCTGCAGTGCGTATAACTGGTCTCTTTTGTTGGAGATCCTGCCAGTCATCTTTAGATATGTATGGCTCGCAGAAATTATCATTATCCTTGTAACATCCATAATAAAAAGGGCTGCGGATTATACGCTTGATAGCCTGAATCTCAAATCTTGTACCGTACTGTTGGTTGATATGCCGGGCGGTGGCAGAGTAGTTTCGATATTTTCGATAGTATTCAAACAGATCCGCAACAGCATCTTCCCATTGTTCTTCCTTTACCAGTCTGCGCACTCCATTCACGACAGCGTTGTGGTATCCAAACGGTGTAGAGTGATCCGGTAGTATAGACTTCCCGATAGATGCTGCATACCGGATGGTATCTTTTCTCCTCTCAGAGTTTAATGCCCATTCCAACTCTGCCATTGATGCCTGCATATACATGAAGTTCTTTCCATAGGGTGTAGTGGTGTCGATTTGCTGACTGACGGAGACAAGGTTGCAACCGTTGATTTCCATGTCGTGATATAGGTTGCAGAAATCTCGGGTATTACGTGCGATACGGTCATACCGCTGAATGACAACAAGCTGAATTTTTCTATCAGACACATCCCGCATCATTCGCTGAAAGTCTTTTCTCTTTTTGGTGGAGTGTCCTGTGATCCCGTAGTCTCCATCATAAACCTTGGCAGTGTAATTCCCGGAGCCGTACTTGTCATCCAGGTACCGGCGGCACATATCAATTTGCACATCCATGCTGTCGGAGTTGTCCACGGCTTTGGATTTACGTGGGTAGATTGCACAGTTAATCATTAATGTTCCTTTCTGACAGAAAAAGCCACTATAAAAGTGGCTTAATCTTTAGTCTACAAATTCAATTATATCAGCAGAATATCCCATAACTTCTCCGACATCTTTAATTTTTACTCGGATAGTGTAATGCTCATCTATTTTCATGTCCATGACTTTCTGTTTTTGCTCATCTGATTTTACATAACACTGCACACCGTAAACATCTAAAAATTCGTCATTCGATAGACTGATATACTTTCCGCTTGAATCAATATTTGAAAGTCTGCCAGTAATTTCTAAATATTTTCCTTTGTAAGAATCGGTTGCTTTCAAAGCATTGTCTTTCAAATCGTTGTCAAGCTGTTCCACCGTAATTGCGGTATATTCAATTACTTCTTCTTGTTGCACAGTAGTTTCTTTCGTGGATGCAGATGTGCTCTGCTTTTGCGTTGTGGTAGAACTCGATGAACTGTCAGAGGAATCATCTGATAAAGAGCCAACAATTCCAATCGCAAAAAACACAGCAAGACAAATCAAAACTACTTTAAGTGTACTTGATTGTTTCCTCTTGCATACTGGACAAACCGTAGCTTTCTTCGGAATGTCTGATTGACAGTATTTACATTTCTTTGTTTCTTCCATAATAGTTTTTCTCCTTTTTACATTTTATCTGAATAGGCTAATATTCGCCTAATCATTTCTTTTTGGGTATCATCTGCTTTGCGGTATTTCATTAGCAAATCCTGCTCTTCTTCGGATAGAGAAATAGTGTAATCCATCGTCTGTCCTGCGGGATCCCATTTTACATCTTCGCCATTTATAAGATATTCGATAGATACCTCAAAATAATCGGCAATCTTTTTCAAAATAGCAGTGGACAAATTATTCCCTCTGTTTTTCCAATTACTGATAGTACCCTGACTTATGCCTAAATCTTTGCATACTTTGTATGTAGTTATCCCTTTTGATTTGCATAATTGCACAAAAATCTCATACATAAATTAGCAATACTTCACAAATATAAAATACTTCACAATCTTGTATTGACTACTTCACAAATATAAAGTATTATAAACAAGTAAAGTGCTTCACAAATTAAAAGCAACTTGTTTTACTAATTGCAAGTACTTCATAGATGTGTCCTTTCTTTTGTGTGACAACTAAAGAATATCACAAAAGTGAAGTATATGCAACCACTATATATAGATAGGAGGTGTGTATATATTGTGTTTGTATGAAAAAATCAATGAATTATGCAAACAAAAAGGAGTTTCGATTTACAAGATGTGCAAAGACACAGGTATTGCACAGAACGTTGTGAGTAACTGGCAGAACAGACCTGATGCTGAACCGACATTAAAAAATGCTGTCGTGTTAGCTAAGTATTTTAAGGTAAAAGCAGAGTATTTTTTGAAAGAATAGGAGGATGCGGATGTCTGCAATGACTGAGGAACAAGCTGACAGAGCAATGCGCATTCTGGCAGAGTTATATGCCGACCAGATTGGCATGAAGAACCCGAAGATTACAATCACGAGAAAAGGAGGGAAGAAAGAATGAAAAAGCAGATTATACCTATCGAGAGAGCAAGCGAGAGCACCATCAATGCTCTGATTGAAGCAGGAGTACTGGTAGTGACCGAGGACGGTCTGAAGTGTGCGGAGGTGGACTGACATGGGAAAAAAGGAAGAAGTTTTGATCGCTGTTCCTTACGATGACTTTATCTGTGGAATACAGGCATTGCGGATTCTTATATCTGCCAGGCAGATGTTAAATAGTGGTGATGCCTTTGCATCCGATGGACTTAAGGCAATCCTCGGAATAAAAAAAGAGGACGGTGATAAGGATGCCGGAAAGAATTGAGAACCGCATGGTTGTGGATTCTGAATGGGAATGTGCCGGAAAACCTGTCCATCAATGTCAGATATGTTCGAGCAATATTTATTCTGGTGATGATTTTTACAATTTCAACGGTGATATCGTTTGCGACAGTTGCGGATGGGAATATGTTCGAGAGAACTTCCGTCAGACAGCAGAATAGGAGAAAGAATATGGAAAAAGAAAGAATGACCATTACCACAGCAGAGTACAAACAGTTGCTGGAAAGTAAAATCCGCATGGATTTACTCTGGCAGAGATGCTTGAAAATGAAGCATGAGGATGATGTAAACGAGATGTTAATTGACGAGATTCAATTTATTTTGAACGCGGATGACAACTACGATCCGTTCTGTGGACTTCCGATGGAAGATGTGCCGCAGGGAAATTTTGATTTACAGGAAGATGGGAGGAATTAATCATGGCAACACCGGTATTAATTATAGGTAAATCTGGAGCAGGAAAGAGCACAAGCATGAGAAATTGCTCTGGAAACGATGACTGGAATGTCATCAGAGTATTAAATAAGCCGTTGCCCTTTAAAGGGAAAATTAACGGTTGGAAGACGGACGATTACCAAACCGTCATGAAGTGCCTTTATTCTGCCAAAGCAAAAAACATCGTGTTGGATGATGCAGGGTATCTGATTACCAACCAGTTTATGAATGGTCATGCGAGCCAGGGAGCAGGAAACGCAATCTTTTCATTTTATAACAAGATCGGTGATTCCTTCTGGAATCTAATCACATTTATCACCGACAAGCTGCCGGAGGAAAAAATCGTGTACATAATGATGCACGAGGAGCAGAACGACTTCGGACAGATCAAGGCAAAAACAATCGGCAAGATTTTGGATGAAAAAGTATGTATCGAGGGTATGTTTACTATCGTCCTTCGGTGTATTGAGGAATCTGGAAAGCATTTATTCGTCACCCAGTCAGCAGACGGAGCAATCAGCAAGTCTCCTATGGGAATGTTTGATGAACTGACCATCGACAACGATCTGTTGTTGGTGGAAAAGGCTATCCGTGAATATTACGAGATTTAAGGAGGTATTAAATTTGGAATTTTTGTTGTTTATTCTGATTTTTATTTTTCTTCTGACCGTTGTCATAGCAATTACTGACACAATCGAAAAATGCAGTTATTACAAATGGAAAGCAAAAAGTAACAGGGAATTTTTAGACAAAAGAAGCGAAGATTTAGACAAAGAAAGCGAGGATAAAAATGCAAAAACCGAATAATTACGAGGAAACACAGGCACAGGAAGAATGGACACCGGTGGAGTTGGGTGGACATAAGATGGTTATCAAGCAGGTAAGTGAGAAGCAGTCTCAAAACGGAAAGCATATGATCGTAGTGCTGTTTGATTTTGCACCGGATGATAAGCAGCCGAACTACTTCATGGATTCTTTTCAGAATGACAGCCGACCGGATAAAAAGTGGTCTAATCAGGGCACGCAGTACATTCTGACGGAAGATCAGGACGGAAAGTGCTCCCGTAGTTTCAAAACGTTCTGTACTTGCGTAGAAAACTCCAACACCGGATTCACTTGTTGGAAGAATGATCAGTTTGATTTTGCTGGAATCAAAGGGAAAAAGATCGGCGGTGTATTTGGCGAGCAGATGGATTTTTACAACGGTGAGGAAAAGAAAAAGCGTGTCCTTCGGTGGTTCTGCTCAATGGACAAGGTTGCGGATGCAGTGATCCCAGATCTGTCAGAAACCAAAGCATACAAGGAAAGACCGAAGAATACAGCCCCCGGATCTGATGGATTTATGAATATTCCTGACGGCATTGATGAAGAATTACCGTTTAATTAAAGCCTATGGAAAAGAGCATTGCAGAAATTAAAAGGATGGAACGGGAGATTAAGCAAAGGCTCCTATTTATCAATCCAAAGTTGAATGAGCAGAGCGGTATCTACTTTATGACAAGAGAGGATGAACAAGGTATCAAATACGCTTACATCGGACAGGCAAAGCACATCCTCTCTCGGTTGGCTCAGCACATGACGGGTTATCAGCACATTGATCTGAGTTTAAAAAAGCATGGTCTTATTTCCAACAGCAATATGTGCGGGTGGAATGTTAATTTTTTGAACTTCCCGGAGGAACTATTGGACGAAAAAGAGCAGTATTACATCAAAAAATATGCTCTTGGAGGGTATCAACTTCGCAACAAAACAGCCGGCGGGCAAGGATCCGGTAAAAAGCAGATTGATGATTACAGACCTGGGAAAACATACAGGCAGGGAGTTGAACAAGGCATGAAAAATGCAAGCCGAGATGTGGCAAAACTGTTTGAAAAGCATCTGAATGTTTCTGCCAAAAACGACCCGCCGACAGTCAATCAGTTGAAAGCTATGGACAAATTTGAGAAATTCTTGGAGTTGAGCAAAGATGACAGCGGAAGAAATTAAGCAGCAGTATTCCATGCGTGATGTGGTGGAAATGTATGGTTTTCATCCAAACAGAGCCGGTTTTATCTCCTGTCCGTTCCACTCCGGGGATCACAGCCCATCCATGAAGATCTACCAGAAAGATTTTCACTGCCATGCTTGTGGGGCGAATGGAGATATTTTCACTTTCATTCAGCGGATGGATAATTGCTCATTCAAGGATGCATTTTTGAAGCTGGGCGGCGAGTACGAGCATAAGACAGATTGGCAGCGGAAAAAATTCGAGTATCAATTACAAAAAAAGAAAGAGAAAAAGAGGAAAGAACTGGAACGTAAGCGGCAATGGAAGAAAGAAATACTGCAGGACATACCCATGCAAAAGCTATTTGCTAAATGCTTTCCAGTTTTTTCTGATGATTGGTGCGCAGCAGTGAACCGATTAGAATATGATTTTTACATTTTGGATGAAATGAATAGAGAGGGGGTGAAACTATTTGATTGAAATAGCAACACTCGATGCAGAATCCGTCATGTCAGATGCGGTGCTTGACGAGGTGTTTGAGGAAACGGACCCGATTATGCGGAGCCGTATACTTTTATCTTTGCAAGAAAGAGCCAAACTTCTCGGTGTGAAGACGAAATTTGACACGATGGTACGGGCATATAACAAAGTTGAGCGGCAGATAAAAAAGGATGAGCGGGATAAGAAAAATACACCCAATATGGATGACAGAATGACAGAATTTGACTACTTCGAGGACGGACATGAGTTATCATGCGGTTCCTGGTATGCAAATCAGAACGGTGTCAGATCTTATGATTTCATGGGTGAGCATATTGCCTGCTATCATCCGATTCTCATATCAAAAAGGCTGGTCAATGCAGAGACGGGAATCGAAAAGGTGCGATTAGCGTTCTGTAAAGGCTTCAAATGGAAAGAAATCACCGTAGATAAGGAAACTATCGCATCTAGCAATAAAATCGTTTCTTTGGCTAAATACGGGGTGTCAGTGACATCTGAAAATGCAAGGTTGCTTGTACGTTTTTTATCGGATCTTGAGAACCTGAATATCACTCAGATTGACAATGTGGTATCCACATCAAAATTTGGATGGATCGGGAAAGAATTTATGCCGTATGATGTGCAAATCGAATTTGATGCAGAGAGTCGGTTCAAGGATATTTACGAGAGTTTACAGTCAAAAGGAAGTTATGACGAGTGGATGAAGCTTATTCGGCAGATCCGCAAGTCTGGCAGATATGAACCGCAGTTATACCTTGTCGGAGCGTTTGCAAGTATTCTGCTTAAACCGCTGAATGCACTGCCATTTATCCTCAATCTATGGGGTGAGACTGGAAAAGGTAAGACAGTTGCTTTGATGGTAGCGTGTTCTGTATGGGCGAACCCGGCAGAGAATAAGTACATAACTGATTCATCCAGTACCCAAGTAGCCGTGGAAGTCAGGGAGGATATTCTAAACAACTTACCACTGATGATGGATGATCTGTCAAAGGTTCGAGATCGGTTGGGAGACGGATTCGCAGATTTTATTTATCTGCTCTGTGGCGGAAAAGGTAAAGACCGCAGCAACGTCAATCTCGGAATGAATAAGCAGAATACCTGGCAGAACATCTGTCTTACCAACATAGAGAGACCTCTGACAAACGACACAATGCGTGCCGGGGCTATCAACCGTATCCTTGATTTTGAAATGGATGACGGATCCATATTCAGGAACGGAAACCACGTAGTAAGCGTTTTAAGCAAGAATTATGGGTTCGCAGGTAAAATGTTCGTTGACATCATAAAAGATATGGATTTGGACGAATTAAGAGCCATGCAAGAGGGATTCCTGCGGAAGATAAACGAATATGCTCAATCAAAAGATCAGGAGAAAGAGGAAAAACAGTCCATACCGCTGTCCATCCTACTAACCGCTGACAAGATTGCAACGGATGAGATCTTTCAGGATGGAATCTACCTTGACCTGGAACGCTGCACCGATGCTCTCAAGAATAAAGGTGATGTGTCGGAGAACGACCGGGCATATGAATTTATTCTGTCGGAGATCACTATCAACATCAATAAATTTGTACCGGATGACACCGGAGCATACCGCGGGGAAATGTGGGGATGTATCAAAGATGGATATGTAGTGATCATTTCATCAGCATTCGACCGGATCGCGGAGCGTGGAAATTTTTCCCGAAAAGGGTTCCTTCAGTGGGCCGTGAAGCGGGAAATTGTGCAGCCTGACAACCGAGGGATTGCCACGAAAACCTGTCGTTTCAGTGGTATTGCACCGAAATGTGTGTGGCTGCGGTTACCGGATGATCTGACGGACGAGAATGGCTTTATTAAGGTACCGGAAGATATGCAGGAACAGTTGCCATTTACATGATTCTGTGACCGCGTGACCGCTGTGACCGCAAAAAAATGACTATATATAAAGCGAATAAAAAAATATGAAAATTAAAAATTTTTCATTTGGTTCTATGGAATTACAAAAAAGTATGGTCACACGGTCACACCCGCATAAACACTGGATTTCTTCGGTCACATACAATGGTCACAGATATATATATTATGGTCACTATATATAAATTATATATAGAAAAGAGGTTTTTATGTACAATCAGGAGAAAGAAAAAGCTTCAAAAGTGTTCACTGCAGTATGGGATATTACCCGGAGATATGCATTTATTCCATTAGATGATTTCCTGTGGGAAAGATTTGTTGAAGAAATGGAATCAAAGTCGCAGGAGTTTCGGCAAGTGGATGATCCAATTTGGCATTTATACCGTGGAATTATAGGAGCGGTGCAAGATTATAAAATAGCAAAGGAGAAAGAGAGGAAGAATGGGAACAGTCAGGAAGTACAGCAAACACCGGTCATGGACGATGGAAGAAATCAGCAGACTTGAAAGGATGTGTGAAAAGGGACTGCCGCAGGAAACGATCGCTCAATCTCTTGACAGAACAGTAGCCAGCGTAAAAAGCAAACGGATCGCACTGGATCTTCCAGGAATGAAAGACAGCCTTGATCGCCTGACAATGACAGACATAAGCATATTGTGTGGTATTAGTAAAGATTCTGTCAATAAGACATGGGTCCGCCGGGGATTGGCTACTCGGAAATATGGTGGTGTGAGACATACTTCCGAAAAAATTCTGTTTGATTTTATGAAAAACAATCAGGACCTGTGGAATGCAGCAGACTGTGATAAGTATTTCTTCCAGAATCAAAAGTGGTTTGCAGATAAATTAAAATCAGAGCGAACGGACGGTGAAAAAAGAAAAACGTATGAGTTTTGGACAGAGTATGAAAAAGCACGTATTCGGATGCTCTGGCAGAGAGGTTTTTCTTACCAGGAGATCTCCGGGAAGATGGGTAGGAGTTTCCAGTCAGTATATCTGTATATTAACAGAAATCTGAAAAAGGGTGATGCAAATGAAAAGACCGTTGCCGCCAAGTAACCGTAGTTATTGGATACCAGGTGATTATCAAGCTATGGCGGAAAAGCCGAACAATGCTATTGTGCGACCGTCATATCACATGGAGTACATCAAGAAATATGGAAATATTTATCCAAAGGAGCAGAACCATGAAGATATATGCCGTGAAGAATGACAATGACAGCTACCCGAATATTGGGGATGGGCTGTTGGAAGTCTCAGAAAGCCGACCGACATTCTTCCGACTGGTGGGGAACAACCGGCATTACCCGTACAGAGATTTTACTTTTTATGACCGAAACGGAGTGCAGATACCGAAGCAGTTTTTGAGAGCGTGAGAAAGGAGTGGATGCAAAATGAAGTTTATCGTGACTTTATCAGATATGGTTGGAGTAATATTGATCGCATTACTGGTGCTTGTATGGATAATCTTTGGAATGATTATCTTGGTAAACATTGTGAAAGATAACATCAAGTACAAGATCGACAAATGGAAAAATAGAATGAGAAGCCATGAAGGAATGGGAAAGGAGCAAGGATGGAGAGACTGACAGAAAGAAAAAGAAATTTTAATGGAACTGCTATGAGCAAAAAGTCAATGATAGACAGAGAAGGATATCCTGTGGTAAGTGATTATGCATCAAAAGTACTTACAAAATTAGCAGATTATGAGGATGCCGAAGAGCAGGGATTGCTCTTGCGGTTGCCGTGTAAGGTGGGCACGATTATTTATAAAATTGAAAACAATACAGATGCTTGTTGTAAATGTAATGACTTTAAAATAAGCCATTGTGATGATGATTTGTGTGGTAATAAGAATGGTCACGATGAAGGTGGAGTTTTTTATGTGCTTAATCCGCAATATGCAGATAAACCTTTGTGTAAAAAACAATTTTATGAAATTAAAGAATACAAAATGAAAACTATTGATGAGATTTTTTGGCTAAGAAATGATTTTTGCAAAACGGTATTCCTCACAGGAGAGGAAGCCGAAGCTAAGCTGAAAGAAATGGAGGGTGCGGAATGAAAAGAGAAGAAGCTATCAAAATGCTTAAGCAATTAGTCAATATGCTTTCAGATGACTTTGGGGATTCTGAGTTGTGTGAGGAAGCATTACAAATGGCAATCACCGCCTTACAGAATCAGCCGGTGTGGATTCCGGTAAGCGAGAGACTGCCGGAGGAATCATATGGATGTTTGGTAACTGTTATGGATTGTGAGCCGTCAACACAAACGGATTTTGAAAATATACTTCCGTATTTTGTCGGATATGACGGTCACGGATGGAACAATGCAGACGGAGAGACAATTACATTTGAAGTTATTGCCTGGATGCCACTGCCGGAGCCGTACCGGGAAAGCGAGGTAGATAATGGCGAAGTGTAATAACTGCAAGAATTTAGAAACAAAGGATAATGGTTTTGATGCGTACTCATGGTGCGAGAAAATCAATGACTGTCCGCATGAGGACATAGAAAGAGACTGTGAAAATTACGCACCCATGACTAGAGCAGATGAAATCCAGAGCATGACGGACAAGGAGTTGGCGATGACACTATTATATGTCCTGCGGAAGTTGAAGAAAGCGAGGTAGAAGAATGACAGTGACTTGTAATAAATGCGGAATTGTAAAAGGTTTTATTGAAGAGAAAGGATATCAAACAGGACTTTATTGTAATAAATGCGGAAAATGGATTAAGTGGCTTACAAAGGATGAAAAAAGGCTTTTTGCTCACAATTACAAATCAAAAATGACCAACGCAGACCGGATCAGGAGCATGACGGACGAGGAGTTGGCAGATTTTATTATCAATTTTGACAACCGTTTTGGTAAGGAATATGAGAGAGAACAAAGTTGTCTGTCATGGTTACAGAAAGAAAGTGAGGAATGAGGATGCAGGATAGATATTTATTCAAGGCAAAACGAAAAGATGATGGCAAATGGGTATTTGGTGGATTGTCTTACTGTGAAAAAACCAATGCTTATTTTATTACAAACATGGGGAAAGACCATATATCATATATCGGTTTTCACCAAGAGGTTGATTCTAATACCATTTGCCAGAGCACCGGAATTAAGGTAAAGAACGATAATCTGATTTGGGAGAATGACATTCTAAAAAATCTCTTGACCGGTGAAACAGCACCCATCAGATATGGTAGTTATAAAAGTTGCTTTAATAGTGAGAAAACAGAACATGTCGGTTTTTATGTAAATTGGTCAGGCACATATAGTAAAAATTACAGGAAAGACTTGGGTTACTGGATTCATGCGTTTGGTGTAGAAATTATCGGTAATGTATTTGACAATCAGGAACTGTTGGAGGAGTAGCCATGACGGAGAATGAAGCAATAAGAGAATTTCAAAATATTAAACCTCATAGTGGAATGATTCCAGTGCGTATGGCAGAAGCGGTAGATATGGCAATCAAGGCACTAGAAGAGGTGCAGCAGTACCGACAGATCGGCACGGTGGAGGAATGCCGTGAAGCTGTGGAGAAGCAGACGGCGAAGAAACCAACACTTATTGATTATAAAAAATATACAAATTTCGTAGATAATGCAGATTTTCTTCAAGATGCATATTGGTGTCCTAATTGCAAACGAGTTGTAAGAAGCGGTTCTTTTTGTAGAGATTGTGGACAGCACATTGATTGGAGTGATGAAGAATGAGAGAAGAACTTAAGCCGTGTCCATCATGTAAGAAAAAAAGTGCTATCTTATGCGAATTTTACGTAAAATGCATGAATTGTGGAAGAATGATGATGTTGAAAGAAGATTACAATGAAGAAAAGCTGATTGAAGCATGTAACAGGAGGGCGAACGATGAGACTGATTGAAGATGTTATATGTATCATTCTTTTGGTGTTTTTGTCAGATTACTTTTTGGAAAGATTAGGTTTATATGATTCAATGCAGACTATCATTTACAGGAGGGCGAACGATGAAAATACTGATTGATATTCCAGAGGCATTTGAAGTGGACTATAACACAGACCGATTTGCAGAGTTCTTCCAGCGTTGTCTTGCGGATATGAATACCTGCTGTGGTAACTATGAGCAGGAGACCGCAGAGATGATGGAAAAAGCATTTGCAGAGAGTAAGATATACGACCCGGAAAAGGTTGTGGAACAGTTGGAAGAAGTTGAAAAAATAATGACATCACCAGTGAACATAGATTGTTTTGGAGAAGAGTGTAAAGCATCGGACTGCACGGTATGCCTTATTAGTAAGGCAATCCAGATCGTGAAAGGCGGTGGAGTAGGTGGCAATTAAACCGATTTTATTCAATACAGAGATGGTTCGGGCGATTCTGGATGGGCGGAAGACCTGCACCCGGCGTATATGCAAAGATGCAAATGAGTATACCGTGCCGGATATGGAATTTTACAATGCCGACAAGAGAACTTATGCAGTACATAACTTTGCTGATAAGGAGCATATGGAACAGTTAAGTACAGTGGAGAGAACCTGTCCTATCTGTCCGGGTGACCTCCTGTATGTCCGGGAAACATGGTGTAAGGGATATTTGATGAATGCAAAAGAAAGATATTATTACAAAGCAGATGATAATGATTTCCTTTGCACATGGCACCCGTCCACCAACATGCCAAAACAAGCCGCACGTATCTGGCTCCGGGTTATGGACGTGAGGGTAGAGCGGTTGCAGGAAATAACCGCAGAGAGTGCTTTAACTGAGGGAGCAGATAAGTACATTCATGCAAATGGAACATTAAATGAAGACCAAACAATCACATCGTTTATAGGGATTTGGAACAGCACCATCAAGAAATCCGACATTGACCGCTACGGTTGGGGCGCTAATCCGTGGGTGTGGGTTATCGAATTTGAACGGTGCGAGAAGCCGGAAGGAGTGTGATGCAGATGGAACGAGTTGATTGTACCAACATTGAAAATATCGAGGTTAAGTTTGATGAATATGAAGTACTTTATCAAAAAAATAACGACTTTAAGCGGTACGTTGACCGCTACTGTACCAAGCATCGTGTCAGCGTGGATGAAGCCTTACAGCACTATCTGGTGCAGATGGCGGGGAAGATGTACAAGGAACAAGCAGAAACGATAGTTAGATAAAACCAAGAAAGGAGCCGAGACTCTGGCCAGAGTGAAGCATATGCGGTCTCCTTGAAAAAAATGAAAAAATTAAAATGTGAGATTTACAGAGATTCAATGCAGAACTATAAGAAATATGCCATACCTCCGGCACAGCTTATCATTGCCGATGTCCCGTATAATGTCGGCAAGAATTTCTACGGCAGTAACCCTATGTGGTACAACGGTGGGGATAACAAGAACGGTGAAAGCAAACTTGCAGGAAAGGCAGCATTCAATTCTGATTTCAACTTCAATCTGTATGAGTATTTCCATTTCTGCTCAAAGATGCTGAAAAAGGAAGACAAGAATAGCGTTACCAGGGGAAGAAGTAGCAACAGTCCTTGCATGATCGTGTTCTGCTCTTTTGAACAGATGCCTACGCTGATTGATGCCGCATATAAACATGGATTCGTCCATTACATACCGCTAGTATTTGTTAAAAATTACAGTCCGCAGGTGCTTAAGGCAAATATGCGTGTGGTTGGTGCTACTGAATATGCTCTTGTGTTCTACCGTGAAAAGCTGCCGAAGTTCCGGAACGGTGCAAAGGTTGACGAGGACGGAAAGACGATCCGTGGCACTGGAAAAATGATTTTTAACTGGTTCAGTTGGGAGAAAGACGGAAAAGATATTCCGAAAATTCATCCAGCACAAAAGCCTGTAGCAGTCCTTAAAAAGCTGATTGAGATTTTTACTGATCCCGGTGATGTAGTGATTGATCCTTGCTGTGGCAGCGGTAGTACCTTAAGAGCAGCCGCAGAGATCGGAAGAAGTGCATTCGGATTTGAGATTGACCGCAATTTTTATCAGAGAGCCAAAAATGAGATGATTGTCTTTGAAAGAGATAATCAGATTAGTTTTGAGGATATTCCGGGGGTGATGCCGTAATGGATTTTGGATATTACAACATGGATTGCATGGATGGGATGAAAGAGTTCCCGGATGGTTACTTTGACCTTGCGATTGTGGATCCACCGTATGGTATTGGAGAAAATGGGGATAAAAACCATACAAGAGGTAGCCTGGCAAAAGCAAAGGATTACAAGAGTTTTAGCGGAATGGATATAAAGCCACCAAACGAAAAATATTTCGATGAACTGTTTAGAGTGTCAAAAAATCAGATTATTTGGGGGGCAAATCATTTTATAAGCAAAATGCCGTTTGATAGTAGTTGTTGGATTGTTTGGGATAAAGATAATGGAAATAATGATTTTGCTGATTGTGAACTTGCATGGACTTCGTTCAGTACTGCAGTAAGGAAGATTAAATATAGGTGGAACGGAATGCTTCAGCAAAATATGAAACACAAAGAAAACCGTATCCACCCTACACAAAAGCCAGTGGCACTATATGAATGGCTTCTGAACCGCTATGCAAAGCCCGGAGACATTATCTTGGACACTCATGTAGGAAGTGCCAGCAGCTTGATAGCCTGCTACAGAACCAACCATCCATATGTTGGCTTTGAACTGGACAAGCACTATTATGATTTGTCCAAAAAAAGATTAGATGCAGAAATGGCACAAATTCGATTATCTGATTTTATGCCGGAGGTGATGCCATGAAAAATAACATTATCATTGACTGCTTTGCCGGTGGTGGCGGCGCAAGCGTAGGAAGTGAAATCAGGAACTAAAAAGTGAAATAGTAACTCAAAATTTGAGTTAAAAAGTGAAAAATTTAATTAAAAATTTGAGTTTCTATTTGAGTTCCACTCAATAACTCAAAAGCAAGTTAAAATCCACCGGTAATACGGGGGAAATAAGAAGGAGATGAAGTGAGATGGTTATAAATGCAAAATGTAATGATTGCAAGGAACCAACGAAATATGGGGTTGGCTTTTTCGATGGCAAGAATGGAATCCGCGGTTGCCTTTATGATTGCCACAACGAGGAATGCACAATAAAGCAAATAATGGAAGTGTCTGCATCGAAAGACATTCAGGAAAGAGCGAAAATACAACTTGCTAACGGTGACAAGGATATGTACGCAGGCTATATTGCAGCACTCAGAAGAGATGCGAAAGTTTCCATGTTTAAGATGGCGCAGATTGCCGGATGCAGTTCGGCAGATTACAGCGCATATGAGCATGAGCGGAAAGAATTTGATCCGGAAGTGTATTGGAAATGCAAGGAGTACTTGGATAAGGTAAGAAATTAAGTATGTAACTTAGGATTTAGTAGAGAAAGAGAGGTAATGAGCATGATACACGCTATATGTGATTTTTGTGGTAAGGATTGCGATAGAACAGCAACGCTACTGTCTATGACACCTTTTCAAAATTTTGCAAGGTATCATACAGATAATGAACCGTATGGAAATAGAGAAAAAACTAGAAGTTTTGTAATCTGCTATGAATGTTGTAAAAAACATAATCTTCCTAATCCGTATGAAACATATTCAGGAATTACTAAGCAAGAGGGGCATTATGAGAAATGCCTTGATAATTATACAGATGTTGACCTTGTAGAAGATGAAAAATACGATAAGAGATTTGATTAAACTGAAAGATGGTATAAAATGTCACGACTTATAACATATCAGTCCGGTGGATTTACAAATTACGGAATCAGCTATCGAAAATACAGTCCGGAAGAATTGGAGGAAAGAACTATGGAGAATCCTGTAGGTGCATATGCACTTTATATGTTTTTGAAAGGTTTAATAGAAGATGGGGAATTAAAAGAAAGCAACGACAATTCGGAGATATACTTTGTAGACGAAGACGGAGTTGCACATGAGATAACCGATTATTCTTTTGACGATAAGCAGGACTTAATGCTTTGGTAAACTGAAATTTTGTGAAGGAAAGATATTGATAAAAGCAATTGATGCATGGGAAATTATAAAAGACGAAGTCAATAACCTTTGCATGGATGTAAACAAGAATATATTTATGAAAATGCAATGCACTTGTTCTTTTGACAATGATGATAGCGGTATTTATGTGGTCTATATCAAAAGTGTTAGCACGAACTATGGCGCAAAATATTATGTTAGCAAAGTAATTGCAGAATCTTTGGTAGATCCGAAATCGTATGCAAATCAATTGTGCAGACGAATAAAAGAAGATTTTTGCATAAGATAGAATTAGAGAGAGGTTTTATCCTCTCTCTTGTTGTTTATTATGAAAAATACTCTTCAATGTAATTCTCAACTTCTTCAGCGGTCATCAGTCCACAAAAAACCTCAGCCATTACATTGATATCTGTGCCGCTTATTACATCCATTGCCCTGGATGACAGATTCAAGCTGTCCAAATAATCAACTACTTCTTCGTTAAGCTTCACACGATCAGATCCTCCCCTATTTACAATGTCCGCAATCTCTTTTCTTGTCATTTCAGTGTATTTTTTCATATCGGTTTTCTCCTTTTACAAATTTGATTCGATGCAATCAATGATAAATTGATTCAAACTCTTACCGGATGCTTCCGCAGCGGATCTGTACTCCTCTTTCTTTCCTTTCGGAATACGAATCCTGATTTCGTCCAGTGTTGACAGATATTTTTTCGCATATCCAAGTTGTTTTTGTGATACTGCCATGTCATCAACTCCTTTCAATGAGTATAATAGCACATTCCTATTGCTATGGGAACATATAAAATGCACAAAAATATGGGAACATATTTGTATAATTTGACAATTGAAACTATGGGAACATAGTTATATAATAGCATCATAAGGAACAGCAAACAACCACTTGAAAGGATGGGTAAAAGATATGAAAGTTAAAGATTATTTGAAAAGCAATACAAATAAAATAGCATACACAATTAAAGATAGTAAAAAAAGTTATTTATGCAATATTTTTGAAGCAAATAGTTATTTTGGAAATAATGATATAAAAAAGATAGCATACAAATACAATAATGAGCAATTACCTATTTTGTATTTGCAATAAAGACCAACCGAGCCGGGGCGGTTTCCCCGGCAGAAAGCGAGGAAAAAATGACGAAAGCAAATAAGGAGATTTTACAGACATACCGCAAATTACAGCATGAATTCGATGAATCCATATCGTGGTCTGACTGGGTAGGAAGAAGATGCCGCGTACTGGCAGAAACATCACCGAACGTATCTTGCAAAGTATTCAATAGGCTTGCAAATAGTATATGCAAATAGGGAGAGCATAACGCTCTCTCTATTTTTCTGCAATCATTCTGTTGATCTCCTGGCAGTCCTCCTGCGCTTGCTGATAGAGCGTGTAAGCCGTGTCGGCTTTTATTGCGGACCCTGCCTTTTCTGCTAGAATTCGATAGTCATTCATTTTCTGAGCGCATCCATACTGCGCATACTCCAGTAACTTCTGTTTGTCCATATATTTCTCCTTTGGTGGTCGGTTATCTGCTGCAATAAAATCATAGGTCTTTTTGTCGGATGATGTCAAAAGGTTTTCAGCGCGACTTCCGACTATTATTTTAAATATGTGCTGTCAAGTGAAAAATAACGGTTGTTGTTGAAAACTAATAACGTATGTTATATAATTATTGTATAATAGATTTATCTCGGAGGTGCCTATGCAAATTATTGAAAAAAGTATTGATGAATTAAAACCATACGAGAAGAACCCACGGAAGAATGATAAATCCGTGGATAAAGTTGCGCAGAGCATTGACCAGTTTGGATTCCGTGTGCCGGTGGTAATAGACAAGGACAATGTCATCGTTTGCGGGCATACCCGGTACAAGGCAGCACAGAAGTTACACCTTACATCTGTTCCGTGTGTGGTGGCTGATGATTTAACGGATGAACAGATAAAAGCATACCGGCTGGCAGATAACAAGGTAAGTGAGGATTCCGAGTGGGATATGGACTTACTACACGAAGAACTTGCGGATATTATCGACATTGACATGACAGATTTCGGATTTGATGTTCCTAATCTGGAAGAAGAGCCGGAAGAGCCTGAGTATTACGGTGCAGAGCGTGAGCGCACGTTTGAAGCGTACAATTTGTACGATGTGGATGGTGGAAGACTGACGGAGTACTGGCAAATGCCGGTGCTTAAGAAGTGTAAGCACATCCCTACTGACCTAATCAGTTTCAACTATGCAAAGACATCGCAGGAGTTCAGCAAAGGTATTCATTTCTACATTGATGATTACCAGTTTGAGCGGATATGGAATGCCCCACATGATTACATGGATATTCTGAAACAGTTTGATTGCGTTCTGACACCAGATTTTTCACTTTACACTGAAATGCCACTGCCCATGCAGATATGGAACGTATACCGCAGTAAGCTGATAGGGCAGATTATGCAGGACTACGGCATGAACGTGATACCTACACTGCAATGGTGCGGGGAAAACTCCTTTGACTTTGCTTTTGACGGAATAGAGCCTGGTGGTACAGTGTCTGTATCCACTATCGGGGTAAAGCGTGACGAGGAAGCAAGCAAGATATGGGTAGCCGGCATGGATACTGCTATGGAGCGTTTGAAACCGTCAGCAGTAGTTGTGTATGGCGGTGATATAGGATATGATTTTGGAAATTGCAAGGTGGTCTATATTAAGAACCACAATGCGGAAAGGATAAGCAATGGGCGGTAGAGGTGCGTCTGCTGATTTATCATATCAAGGGAATAAAGGTTATGCAAAAGCATCAGGAACAGGAATAACTCTTGATAGAATGTATTCCGAAGTCAGTAAATTATCTGATAACAGCCGGAAAGACAGTTATGATTTAGATGTAATAGAAAAAGCAATGAACAACCCGGATTCCAAGATAACAATATATAGAGCTACACCTGGAAATCAAATAAATAATGGAGGCTGGGTTTTTATAAATCCACAAAAAGCAGAAAAATGGACAAAAACCGCATTTGGCACACCAAAAAAGGGATTTAAGGTTGTAAAAAAAGTAGTATCAGCAAAAGAAATAGATTGGACTGGTAAAAATCTTGAATTTATGTATAAAAAGAAAAGGAAAAAATAATATGTATAAGTATAATTTGCAATTCTTTGGTGGTAGGGGTGCCAGTGCAGGAACATTTCTTTCCGGTCAAAGATATGAAAACGAGTATTCAAACGTTTTTATATTGCGAAATGATTCGCAAAGCGGAACTGTTAGATTTATTGAGGGATATTCTCCATCTGCTATCCATGATGCACAGACACTTTCGCAAAGTGACTTACGTAAGTATTTGAAAAAATACGGATTCAAAATGACAGGGTATTATAAATAAGGGGTGAGTAACATTGACACGAGAGCAGAACCTAACTCCATTTACAAGCGAACAAAGCCGAGAAAAAGCCGCGGAGAATGGACGCAAGGGCGGTATTGCTTCTGGACAAGCAAAAAGACAGAAAAAGACCATGTCTGCTCTTGCAACGATGATGGTAAATGCACAGCTTCAAGGAAAGACCAAAGATACCATAAAAAAACAATTCGGATTGTCTGATGACGATGATGTTACCATTGCTAGTGCCATGATGGCGGGGCAGATGCAGTCCGCCATGAAAGGTGACAGCAAGGCATTTAATGCTATCTCAACTCTTATCAAGGAGCAGGAAGACAAAGAAGCAAAGGCAGAAGCAGAACGCATTGCAAAGCTTAATCAGCATTACCATTTAGACCTTGACATGATCCCCGACAGCTTCCATGCGGTGATCCGTGACATCCGAAACGAGAAGCACCAGGAATATGTATTTAAGGGTGGTCGAGGTGGAACAAAGTCCTCTGACATTGCACAGATCATCATAGAGTTGATGCGCAACAACCATGATGTCCATGCTGTGGTATGCCGTAAGGTTGGCAACACTCTGAAAGATTCCGTATACAATAAGATCAAGTGGGCTATTGGTAAGCAAGGATTCACCGAGGAATTTGATGCACACAAGTCACCACTGGAGATTACTCTTAAAGCCACTGGCCAGAAGATATACTTCCGTGGCGCGGACGAGCCGGAGAAGATTAAGTCTATCTCCCCGGAGTTTGGATATATTGCTATCCTGTGGTTTGAGGAACTGGACCAGTTTGCAGGGCCCGAAGAAATCCGTAACATTACACAGTCTGCCATTCGTGGCGGTAACAAAGCGTGGATATTTAAGTCATTCAATCCACCCAAGACTGCGAATAACTGGGCGAATAAATATGTCTTAGAACCCAAGGATAACATGATCGTGCACCATTCTACCTACTTAGATGTGCCCCCGGAATGGTTGGGGCAACCGTTTATTGACGAAGCAGAGCATCTGAAAGAGGTAAACCAGGATGCATACGAACATGAGTACATGGGAATTGCAAACGGCAACGGTGGCAACGTGTTTGAATATTTGGAGATCAGAGAAATAACGGAAGAAGAAATTTCTCATTTTGATCGAATAGTTCAAGGAGTTGATTGGGGATGGTATCCGGACATATTTGCATTTAAGAGATTGTATGTTGATGTAAATCGAAAAAAAAT